AAACTGTCAAACGCGAGTTATAAAAACGCACCCCCAACGTCATTTGTTAACAGCACTCTAAATATCCTAAAAGAAAACAAAATAGGAGAAGAAGTACAAGAAGAAGTCATGCGCTTATTCTTAGATGCTTTACCAGAGCGTTCTTTTGCCAATTCATTCCGACATCGTAAAGATACTAGGGGTTTTATTGGGGACGTTTCCCCCAGAGATCGGCAGATCCCCTCCTCTGATGTTATAAAAGCGTTAGAGAGTAGGGCACTAAGTTTGGCTCACCAGCTTTCTCAAATTAAGTACGGTGGGGACATGCGTGCGTTTGCAGATGGTGTGGTAGAAGACCTTAAAATAATAAGTAGGGATAATTCGATACCCCAAGAAGAACGCGAACTAACAAAGCAAATAGGTATTGAGTTCTTAAAACGGGCTGAGTGGGCAGCAAGTCCAGACATACAAGATTGGGCTAAGTTTTGGACTAGTATAGGCTTTAACGCGACTCTAGGGCTTAACGTATCTTCTGCGTTAGTTAACATATCTCAACTGCCCCTAGTAACTGTGCCTTGGTTAGCTGGTAAGTACGGTAGTAGTTTGCCAGATGGAATAGCCAAAGCTGGTAGAGCACTGGGTAAGGCTACTAGGGTACTAAATAGCAGTCGGGGCTTACGACGAGATGTTGAAGCCTATGGAGAGTCCGGGGCAAAGGAAAAAGTAAAAGTTGAAGACACTTTCAACATGTTTGGACTTGATAACTACGACTATAACGATCCAAACTTATCGGCAGAAATCAAAGAATACAAAGTACTCGTAGAATTAGCTTCATCGCTAGGCCAGTTAAACCGTTCAGTCGCTGTAACAGTGCTAGACCTAGATAATGTTAACGGGGCTATGGCTAAAGTAAATGCCGTTACAGGGTTTGTGTTTAATCATGCTGAACGGTTTAACCGCCAAATAACTATGATGATGGCCTATGATATGGGTCTTGATAAGATGAGGGCAGATGGACGGCAGATTAACGATTCGGCACGCCGAGAAGCTGCTATGGACGCTATTAACGATACCGAGTATACCAACGGATCGTTAGCTAATGCGGCTGCACCTAGATTCGCTCAAAAAGGTATAGGCAAAATTCTATTCCTGTTCAAGCGTTACGCATCGCAGATGTACGCTATTCTGTTCAAGCTGACGCAAGATAGTATCACGAGTAAAGACCCTGCTATGAAGGCTATGGCAAGGCGACAACTTGCAGGTGTTTTCGGGGGAGCCTCATTAGTTGCCGGTATATCTGGACTACCGTTCTTTGGCATAATTGCTTTGGCACATGACTTATTTATCCAAGACGAAGACGAAGAAGATTTTGAAACTGGTGTACGTAAGTACTTTGGGGAAGGAATGTACGGGGGTCTGGGTAACTACTTATTCGGTGTAGATGTAGCTGGTCGTATGGGGCTATCTGACCTAGTGTTCCGAGACCGTCTAATAGAGAAAGATCAAAGTGCTCTCTGGAGTGGGTTTGAAATGCTTGGAGGCCCAGTAATAGGTTACGGACTGCAAGTAGAGCGGGGAATAGATTTAATAGGTGATGGGGAATATCAACGAGGTGTGGAGTCAATGGCTCCCGCTGCCATACGTAACGCGCTTAAAGCTGTACGATTTGCAACAGAAGGGGCCAACACCCTACGTGGTGATCCTATAGTAGAAGACATGCATTGGGGGCATCTCTTAGCTCAAGCGTTTGGTTTCGCCCCCGCCGCTTATACTCAGCAGCTACAGATAAACTCTACCAAGAAAAAAATAGATAGGGTCGTAACGGAAGAGAAAACCAAACTGTTTAGGCAATACTATAAAGCCTTACGCGATGGAGACAGGTATGGTATGCGGTCATTGCTGGAGGATATAGACGACTTTAACGAGCGACACCCTCTAGAATTCATTGAGCGTTCTGCCATAAAGAAATCTATGGAAGGACACAGAAAAACAACTAGAGAGATGCGTGGGGGTATCAGGATAGATAGTAAACGGTCTGCTACAACTGATGCTATGGACGAGTGGGACGATACGCTAACTCTTTGGGATGATATTACGTAACCCAGAGTTGATCTAGGATACCCCCTCCGAAGAGGGGGGTGCTCTGGAGAGCAGGAGTACGGCAGGGCTAAGTTACTAGGGAGGACACCCTGCCAAATTCAATATATCACAGAATTCGCCATACACAAACACCCCATCTATCCCCTATAATCCCCACCTGAGTCTCTATAGTCCAACCTCTACGCGCTGTTATCTCTCTAGCCTCCGCTATAGCCCGTGTTGTATTGATACAGGGTACAAAAATAGATGTACCCACAAACATTTTATTCCACTGAACTACAATCCGCTGCCCGTCAGGGCATAGATCATACGTCCTCAGTATTCCCCGACTCATTGGCTTCCTCGGCAAACTGTACAACAAGTACATCGGTAGGGGGCATTCTAAAGTGAGTGCCCTTACCTAAACGCATCTTCATCTTTTTAGCCCCTAACTTATCCACCATCTCCTGCACAAATGCTGCGTAGTTTATCTGCTGTTCCCCGCACCATACCCTAAACGGTTTCGGTACAAGGTATAGCTTTTTGATATCCGTTTCGTAGCGTGCTACTAGCTTGTTCCTAGGTACTGTGTCGGGCTGAATTAATGAATCCATCACTGTGCCATCCTGCTTACGAAGATCGCTAGTGCTTTTTATCCGCAAGATATTATCGTAGTGCTCGTTTATGTACTCGTTTAGCGTTTGCTCTAGTGACACTGCCATATCCCTAGTACGATCTTTGTTGTCCTCTATAACGCCAACTATCCAGCTATGTACAGCCGCCATGTCATAGTTTATAAATCCAAGCTGCTTTGCTAGTATCCCTCCGCTAAGAGCTAATGCAGCCCCCGCTGACCAGAAACGATTTTCTGAAGACAGGTTTGCTTCTTTATCTACCCGAATCTGAACTTCCCCTATTAGTTTCTTAACTTCACTTAGGTTGTTTATAACGTGCTGCACGTAGATCGGCCCCGCATGTCCGTAACAATTTTCAAGATCCTCTGAGAATACGTCAGTCTCTACCTTAGTATCAGAACTCTTAAACTTTTTGTCTACCCGCACCTCTAGTATCCGCTGGGCTTCTGCACTAGGGTTTTCTTTAAACAGTCTTATGCGTTCTATTACACTGGTGTTACCACTAGTAACAGCTAGAAGACTCCACGCTTCTCCACGTACACGTTCAGCATTAGCGCCGCTAGTCATACGTCCCCGTTGTTTACCAGAAGTAAACTGATAGGCTAACTCACTTAACTGTTTTGGACTTGCGTTGGTCATCTCGTCTATAAACAAAGGTAAGTTATGTAACACTTCAGACCGTAACATTTTATGGTTGTGTGTATCCCTGTCATCTAAGATAAGATCTTCGGGGTTACCCCATATAGACGCAGCGGCTTTCATCGCTGTAGTTTTACCTAGTCCAGACTCCTTACTGTGTAAGTGAATAGCTGAACAGGCAATACCCCCCATGAACTCCGTAAGGATGGAGCCAAAGCCCACACATATTATGTATTGGTGCAACTCAAATCCCGGCCTATTGTAGAACTCCATTAACCTACGCCATTCGTCTAGCGTACCTTTTGGCTCAAAGGCAGGAAACATACCTGCTGTTTGTTGGGATGGAGGGTTGAATTGAATACTCCCCCCAAGTATTTTTTGGTTGCCAAGGATAAACGCTGCTGCTTCGTCATCTACCCACCCGAATTGCCTATGTGCTTTATCTGCCATCTCTGTTGCCTGTAGTTCGTTAATCCAAGCGGTTATGTACCGCATGAGGTCATCTATTGATGCGAGGGCCACCCCCCGCATAGCCATATGCTTTCTGAATTCTTCTTTAGAAGTAACCGCCGTAAGTGGCACTGTAAACTCCCTAACCCCATCCTTGGGTAAGTGTAGTCGTATAACTACCGCTTCTCCGGTCTCTATATCTACTACCCGCTGCACTACGTATATGTCGTTATGGTATATCTGTTTTTCATCGACATCCCCATCGGAGTTTTTAATCCGTATGTATACACCCCCCGCTGCACCTCGCAGGTATGGGGCAGGATATTTCGGTATTACATAAGTGTTAACAGGAGCATTAGGTAGGTCTAACGCGGGTACATAGACTGTGTTCTCTTCTTCGGTAGCCTCCTTAATAGACTTACCGACATACAAAGGGCTACGTAACTTACCCCTGTTCGGACACGCAAGACACCCTTCTGGATTCTCTTCCTCAAACTTGTTACATGTATACCGCTTATCAGATGTTAAGTTATCCCACTTAGCGTCTGTCTCTTCGGGGCTATACCCGTCATAGCCGCTAGATATCTTGTGCGCTCTTTCTCGACTCCCATCGCTACAGGCTTTAAGTACAGACAACATACCCCGCCAAATAGGTTCTGACACATCGTCTTGATACGTAAGTGCTCGGTATATCTGTACGCACCCACTACTCTCACTAGATTTTTCGAGGATGTTTTTAAACTTAAATTCTTGGTTTTCCAGAGCGGCAAGCATCATTGCACTTGCACCCTCCATCCTTTTCTTGGGCACTGGTATCTGGTCACCCCCTATGAGGGTGGAGAACGCATCAAAGTCAACTAAGGGAGGTAAGGTTGGGGTAACAAATACAACTTCCGCAGGAGTATCCGGCTTATAGTTGTGAGTCCTTGGAACTCGTAACACCCGCGCTGCGTCTGCGGTAACCGCAGGGTCAGCCATAAAGTTGTGTTTGGCACACAGTGCCTTTAATCGTTCGGCTACTGGTAACCAATCGGCTAAACAGACGGCTTCTTTAAGTATCCAGTATACGTGTACGCCTCTACCAGAGTTAATTATGATAGGGCGTGGGAGAGAATTAGCACTGCAAAATCGTTTTAGTGTAGTTATAGCTTCTATTTGTGAAGCGAATTCCTTAGATGGGCCGCAATCTAAATCTAGAAAAAATGTCTTTACGTTCTTTACGTTACTTACCTTACGGGAATTATCTTCTCCGAAAGTAGAGAGGGCAAAATAAACATCATATCCTTGAGTGTCTAGATCTAGTGCACTATCAATTAAAGTATCTACTGAGGTAAAGAATTTCTGAACCCGCTTATCTGTCGCGGTATTAGATGCGAAAATGCAATACAGTCCATCACTGGCTAAGGCTTCTTGTAGGAATATTCTTGTTTCCATAGCTTCTCAGAACCGAAAGTTAGCACGGCAGGGGTAGTATCCCACCCTTTTTGATAGTTCTCTGCCGTGCCTAGTTAAGTTAGGGTCACACCTAAATGTGACCCAGTGTGGTTGGTCTAATCGTCCCAACCATCAACGATTGCACTAAGGTCGGTATCCCCTTTTGGTGCTGCCGCAGACTTTAACTTAACTACTTTCTTCGGTTCTGATATGGGAGCTTCAACGACTTCTGGTTCTACCGCCTCAACCTCCTCGGCACTAACTGGAGTCACAGCAGCAACCTTATCTGCGTCTGTAGCTACAGAAAAAGGACTGCCTTCCCCACTATACCCATCTTCAACAACACCAAACGGAGATGCTGCTTGCATAGGTACGTACTTCGTAACCTGCACTGCCCGTAGCCGTAACGACACTCCTGTTGTCGCCATACTGTATGGGACTAAGGTAACAGAGAAATTAGCTGTACTACCTGTAGTCAACTGAAAACCATCAGGTAACTCTTTGTTAGCCCCATCGTACTGCTTAGGTTTGCTAGTAACGTCTTTACCGTAGGCTCCTTTAAACGTCACCTTTCCTTCGTACCTACCGTCATCAGTTTTCTTAAACGGAAAAGGTATTTCTGTAGGCCACCCATCCTTCTCCTTCTTAGCTCCTGCGTATGCTTCTACCATCGCAACTTGTAAGGCTTTGGCTTGATCCTTGTCTAAAATAAACTGGGAACTGTATGCAGCACCGTCATCAAGTGGGTCACACGGAACACTTCTGTTTTCAGTGTTGTCAAACCTATACGTCTTATCTAAACGTGGGTACTTAACTTCAGCATTTTCTATAATGTAGTTCATATACTTCTCTCCAAACATCTAATCATTAAATTTAAAACCGTCAACCTCTTCAAATGGTGAGACACTCCCATCCTCTATGGGTGTTACGCTTAACGTAACTGCCGTAATGGTGTCGGCGTGCTCCATCATATCCTTAACAGTTTCTAGCTCCTGCTCCTCCAAAGGTCTTACTGGCCTGAAGAAGAGTTTTGGTACATCGCTGTCGGTATCGAAATAGATTTTCGTTACTAGGGCGACAAAAGGCGTTTCCCTCGCCTCAAGGTATCGTGCGTAAGCACGTAAGGGCATAGCCCCTTCAACTGCGTCCCCAAATATAGAGGTAGGTGGGAGTTGTAACTGATAAACCGTTTCCAGATCATCCTTTAAAACAACTGCTAAACGCTGCACAAAACGACATGCACGCCCAGAACCTTTCCCAGAACCTCTAATGTTATGGACACAATCTAAACAACGGGCAGATTGCCGTTGATCATCTGGTACTTCTATAGCTGGTAATTCAGTGTCGGCAGACCAACACGTAGGGGCAGATATACTTTCTGGATTGTAGTCATTCTTGTAGTACATCCTAGATATATAAGCGACCCCAACGATAATAACCTCGATAGCATCCTCTATATCAGTAGGTATACCCCCAAACTTCTTACCCTTTATACTAATCTTCCTAACGCTTTTACCCATTAGTAGTCTTCGTCTAAGTCTAGATCAGGGACTACAATACGTGCATCTTCAGGACTCACCTCGTCCCAAGTTGTCTCACTGTCACTTAGGTCACTAAGAAGTGCCACAGATACAGCGTCAAGATCGTATCTATACGTCTGTCCTATATGTACGTAGGTATTCTTTGGGATACGTCCTTGCTTCATCCAGTTACGGATTAATCGTTCGGATACCTTAAAGTGCCCCGCGACTTCTTTGATTGAGACTAATGAAGATGCCATTTCTATTTCCTTCTAACAGATATTGAGTATGTAGAGTTTGAGTTAAGTCCTTTTGGTAGCAACTCAGGGTTTTCTTTTAAAAATTGTTTTATGTTTGTTTGGTGGATTCGCTTATCTAGCAGTGCAGGTTCTCCATGCTCAATAATAAATTTATGCATTTCTTCCCAATCACTAGTCCAATATTTCTGTGAGACTGTCCGATAGAAAAGACCTTCCGAAGTTTTTACACTAGTAACATTGTGCGCTTTACAGTGGTCTAGTAGTGCGCTCTTAACTGTATCCAACTGAGATACTAATCCACCGTCCTCTTCTTCATAGGCACGCTTAATCTCAGCGCGGCGATCTCGTATTTTTATGTACGTTTTGACCAGCTTCTCTAGGGACACCTGTATAAGTGGTACAGTATTGCTCATATAAAACTCCTTAACTTACCGAATAAAAGACTATAGTGGATTCTATTCGACTACGCAAGTACATCATTGTATAAATCTATCATCTTTGTATGAATATTGATTTTGTTGTCTAACATTGCATAAACACGTTTTTCTATGGCAGAACCTTGAAGCTGTACTACGGTACACTTATGGTCTTGCCCTGACCTGTGCACTCGTGCGTTGGCTTGTGCGTAGGTTTCTAGTGAGCTTGTTGGCCCCCACCACACTACTGTGTTAGCTGCGGTCAGCGTTACTCCATGTGCCGCTGCTTGGGGTTGGATAACTAATACTCTAGGATCGTCCATAGTTTGGAACTGTCGGAATATTTCTGTTCTTTTAGCCGCTGGTACGTCCCCTCTAATCACCGCTGTGGTAATACCCTCCGCATCTAGTCGCCCTACCAGTATGTCTATAACGTGTTTAAAGGGTACAAACACTAAAACCTTTTTGCTGGACTCATCTATTACTTCACGGAGAACTTTATATCGGTGCGTAATATCAAACTCTAACGTGTCTTTGGTATCGGTATAAACTGCCCCACAAGATATCTGAAGAAGTTTGTTCATGTTGACTGCTGCGTTAGCTGCGGTAACTTGTTCCCCCGCAGCGTCCATGACCATCTTATCCCTCAATAACTTATAGTATTTAGTCTGCTGCCTAGTTAACGCTACCTCACGTTTTACATAAACCATTGGTGGCAAGTCTAAGCATTCATCTTTAGTGAATCTGATGGCAGGTTGCAGTACACGGAAGACAGTATCTGTAGCTGTATCTTTAGGAACCCATCGGAAGTTACTAATCTTGTGCATAACTTGGTCGCGGAAAGAACCCATAAAGCGAGGCACAGCCGTGGGGTTAACCATTTTGGCTAGTCCGTAAGCGTCTACAGGACTCTGCGCTGCTGGAGTACCTGTCATCATCCATAACCATTTATCAGTAGTCATAAGTTTATTAAGGGTCTTCCAGCGTTTTGTTTGCGCGTTTTTATAATGAGTTGCTTCATCCACAATTATTAAATCAAAGCCTCCTTTACTTATAGCATCGGATACAATATCAACACCGTCATAATTTATTATTACGTAGTCAGCCTTACCCTCTATAATTGCGCGGCGTTTCTTCGCTGCCCCATAAGCTACCTCAACTGTCCGGTGCATTGCGAATGTAAATAAGTCGTTACGCCATGCCGAGTCCATAATAGACAACGGACATACAATCAATACTCTCTGCACTTTACCTACATTCATAAGGTAGTCTGAAGCCCAGATAGCACTAGCAGTCTTGCCTGTCCCCTGCTCGTTAAAACAGAAAGCGTGCTTATGCATAGTGAGAAATGCTGCGGTAGTCTTCTGGTGTTCAAATGGAGTGTACTTACCTGTCCATTTATACTTACCCTCAATCGGGGAAGGTACTTTTATGTTTAAGTTTTTTAAAACATGCGCTTCGTCTATGCCCCAATTAACTAGTACACTGCTATCGGGTAACTCTTGGCTCTTAGGTATTACAGCAGTTACTTTTTTGGGGTCGCGCAATCGGAGCAACAACGCTCTGTCATCTACTATCTGCATCCTTCTCTCTCTTTATTAATTCGCAACGTATAAACGTGTTAGCCCTGTTTTGCCTACAGATAGGGCTAGGTCTGCATGAACACAGTTAACTATGTAAGGCTAACCCGATTTTATTTATAGATGCATCGGGCTAGGCATCGTACTACGAAGTTACTTCTTTTTAGGTTTGGCTTTCTTCTTTTTCTTTTCCCCGTTACGGCTTCTGTTCTTACTAGAATTTTCTACCGTAACCCCATCTTTATTAGAGCCTCCCTTCGCTAAGGGTTTCTTATGGCTAACATCTTTACCTTCCCTCTTATCTGCCTTACCATTTTTGTTTTCGTCTTTACCTTCCTTATCCATTTTCCGTCTAGCCCGTTGGCGTTCCATACGTGCCTTAAACGCTTTACTATCTACAGGATTATTAACCTGCTTTTTTCGGTCTTTCTTGTTTTTATACGGCATTAGCTTCTTCCGTTATGGGGGCATTCAAGTACAACGCAATGCGCTCTACATAGCCCACTTGGGTTTGTGTTCCAAACATCATTCTCAAATGCAGTCTCCATACTCTCGTAGTCCCGCAACCATTTTTCCCACATCAGCCCCTGATCTTTAGCTTCGTAGGTTCCTTTTATTAGGTCATTAGATACAACAAACAGTAAGCCTCCCCGTACCTTATTGATGTTCGGAAAGTGTTTGAACATAGCCATCGCCATGAGTTCAAGTTGCCCTTTATCTGCGTACCGCGCACTCTTACCTGTCTTGTAATCTACTACCCACGCGCTGTTGTCGGCATCGTCTATTATTATTAGGTCTGCTATACCCCTCCACCAAACGTCTTCGGCAAAGAAATCACACGGGTCTAGGCTTTCAGTCAATCCCATTTTGTATTCACATAACTTCTTACCTCGTTTGGCATCTAGTGAATCCAATGTGTCTTTAGCGTAGTCGAACTTCGGAGGCATAGGGGTACGATCCCTAATGTATTCTTCGGCAGCTTCGTGGAACGCAGTCCCGTAGTACATCGCGTTTGTTTCTGGTTCTGAATAGTCTTTAGCTATTTTTAAGTGGTAGAACTTCTTAGGGCACTGTTCAAAGGCTTTAATTTTACTGAATGACCAAGGGGCAATACTCATAGATCAAACTCTTTCGTAGGTGATACAGATACTACTGTGTAGTCTCTACCTTCTCTATCTAATTCTTCACGTAACTCTAAAAACCCAGCGTCCGTTCGGTCTTTGGCTACAACCACATGTATTGCTATACCATAAAGTCCTTCAAATGCCTCTTCAACGTCCCACTCTCCAAATTCCTTTTCCTCCTCTAAAACCTTATGTAATTGTTTTAATCGCCACGCATCAATATCAGTTATTTTACTCATCTCTACTCCTTTGCCTGTCTACGACAACGCATTCTGAATCTGTAGGCATACAACAAAAACCTTCGATTTTTTTAGGGTTATCTGAAACAATACTATCGCGGGTTTGGTGACACTCATCAAACGTCTTAAACATACCAAATTTAATCCACCCGACATTTGCTAATAACAAAAACAATACAACCTTCATAGAAAACTCATTCGCAGTTTCCATAGGATCTGCCCGTCCCTGATTCACAATCTATGGGAAGTCCTTTCGCCCACTCCGGCGTTTCACGCATACAGGATTCTACATACTCTGTAGCTTCAGGAACTTCAGCGTCTTTAACGCAGCACAAAACGGAGTCATGCACAGTTAAGATTACTTGGTGTCGTTTGGCAATGTTGAGCATCTGTTCTCCCATAATACATCGCGCTATAGCTTGGCACACATTCTCCACAACCTTCCCGCCGTATATCCTTGTACGCCCACTACGGGTTTGGTACGTGTATTCAATGCCCCGCTCACCTTGTTGACCAGACAACCCGCCGTACCTCATTAGTAGACCTGACGGTAATCTAATAGCGCTTTCCTCTGGAACAATTTCTAGCACTCCTTCACACCCTAGCTTCGTATGGTAACCTTGCACCATCTGTTCCAGCATGTACCCAGCGTCCAGCCATAAAGTAGTTATGCTGAAGTTGGCACTGCGGTAGACGTTGATAACCCTACGTGCTTCCTCTATACCCATCTCAAAACCAAAAGAAGCAAGCTGTTCTTTAAACCTAACTGCGCCCATGCCGTAGCCACTACCTAGGATAGTGGTTTTTCCTACAAACCTCTGATCACTAGTAACGTCTTCTACTGCCACCCCATATATAGTAGCCGCCATTTTCTTATACACATCATCACCTACCCGAAATGCTTCGGTTAAGTCTTCTTGTCCTGATAACCACGCTAGTACACGCGCTTCTATCTGGCTAGAGTCGCACTCTATTAGTGTATACCCTTCTGGAGCGATCATGCTCTTCTTCAACTTCTTACCTACCACTCCTCTGCTAGGTAGATTCTGTAGGTTTATCTTGCCGTCCCCACCCCATCGGCCTGTGTGCGCGGCGTAATACTTTATCGGTACAGGTAACAACCCCCGTTTGGATATATCAATAAAGTGTTGGGTTCTAGTCTCTTCTAAGGTACTTTTGTTGCCTAGCCTAGCGTTGACTAGCGTTTGCACACGTACATCGTCATGTGTTTGTAAGCTGGTAAACTCCTCGTCTGTCTTGGCGAACGCAAAGGTTTCTTTCTCTGTTGTAGGGCTTATCTTCATTGGTGGGGTAACTCCTACCCCCCTAAGCAACTCGGCAAACTTGTTGTTACTCATTAAGTCTCCCTTACTTACGTTAGCCTCAACCAGCAGTCTGTCCTTAGCCTCTTTAATGTTCTCAAGATGCTCTTCAAGTAACCCTAGGTCAAGGTCGAGCACTGGTTCGATAAACATGCGGAGGGTCAGGTCTAT